TATCAATAGTACCCAATATTACTCTAACTCTCTTAATCTGCTTAATTACTTCTTGAGTAGCAACAGGCAATGCCTTAAAGTCTTTAATATACCCTGATGGCTTACCACAATTGAAGCTACCCTGATTATCTTTTAAGTCATTATTAAGATTGTCTGCCATAAGTGTCTTGTGATATACACCCATAGGCTCTCCCTTTTTAGCAGACATGTTTTTGACAAACCTCTTGTACATAAACCTTTGTACAAATGGTCTTATCTGAACAGCAGGTGCATAGACAACAGGTAGGTCAGGTCTTTCTAACTTGTATGAACCTGCCTTCACAACGACTGTCTCTACTGTTTCATCTCCAATCTTCTTCATGCCCATAATATTATTATGATGCAATCTCATTCTTGGAAGAGCATTAGCTTTACTTGTATCAGATGAGCCTGTCTCCCCTGCGATACCCATAGCCTTTGCCATTTGTGCATAGTTATTAGTATCTATTGTAGTTATATCATTTACCATTTTATTCCTTTCTATTAAAGTTTATAAGTTATATCATATAACATCTTTAGTGTCAAGCCAATTATTACCTATTTTTGCTTCTAGTAATAATGGAACATTGAACTCTAATGCAAATGCACTATTGATTAGTGCTATCATATTGTCATTAACAATTTTTATAATATTAATTACCTGTTGCACTTCATTTGGATGTATATCAATAACAATTGAATCATGTACACTATTAACTATACAAGACTGAAGATTATTTAATTGTTGCTCTATGTTGACTAGTATAAGAGGTACTATGTCAGCAGTAGCAAATGATTGTACAGGATAATTTTTTATCTGAGTAAAGTGAGATACTTTACCATAAGAGTTTCTTCTAACATCAGGGAATGAGAACTGCCTACCTGATGGTGTAGTTATCTTTCTAGTGCTTATAGCTTCTTTAGCCAATTTGGAATGCCATAGTGCGATTCCTTCGTACTTCTTTGTGAAGTGTTCATAATATGTAGCTTGAGCATTCGTTCTCCCAAATCCTGTTGCTCCGTAGAGTGGTGCAAAGGTATGTGCTTTCGCTTCTTGACGAGAAGTTTTCTCCCCTGCATTACTAATAACACTAGCAGTATAACTATGCACATCAAATCCATCTTCAATCTCCTTCATTGCAGTTTTATCTTGTGATAGGAAGGCAGAAACTCTAAACTCTAACTGTGCAAAATCAGCTTCAAGTATCTGTCCACCTTTCCACCTTGAAACAAACACCTTCTTCACAGGAAACGTACCACCTCTAGGCATGTTCTGCATGTTAGGGTCTGCACCACTAAATCTACCTGTTGCAGTTCTGTGTTGTAGTAATCTTACATGTAGCTTGCCATCAGGTTTAGTGTGTGTAGTAATGCCTTCAACAAAAGATGACAGATAAGTATCTAATGCTGACAGTCTTTGTAAGTCAGTAAGGAATGTTAAGGCTTCTTGTAAGTCATTCTTCCTAGCAATATCTTGTAGTATAGCTAGATTAGTTTTATTAACTGTAAATCCATTAGCACTTACCCATTTAGCAGTAGGTGCAGTAAACTTTAATCCTGCTATAGATTGACTAGGCATAAATAAGTAGCCAACAGAATCACAGTTATCACATTTTGTAGGTCTAGCATAAGGTGTTCCATCTTTCTTAACCTTTCTGTAATGCCCTGTGCCTTGACAGTCTGTACATTGCTTTGCTTCTGTCTTGTACACAATATCTGATTTATCTTTAACATTCTTTTTGTATTCTTTTACATCCATATATGGTGAGAATGTATTTGCCCATTCAAGTTTGTCTTTAGGTCTCCTACTATATATAACCCAAGACATCTGTTCAGGACTATTTAAGTTTATACGAGTATCCCCCATTAATTGCTTTACTTGTGTGTTTAATCTTTTCTCTATATCTGCTTTCTCTTTCTCAAACTCATCTCTAACTTCATTTAACTTGTTCGTGTCAACAGTAAAACCATTCTGATATATCTTGGCTAGTGTAACTGATACACGATTAGTAAGAGATACTGTATTCATTAAGCCACCATACTCTTCTGTGTTTAGTTTCTTGTATAACGTATCAGCTAGTTCTTGTGTAGCCTTTAAGTCAGCAGATAAATAGTCAGATAACTCTTGCTTAGGTATCTCATCAATAGGTGTTTTATTCTTGAAGTATTCTTTCATAGTGTCTTGCTTCTTAGTATCTAAGTCATATCTGTTAGCACATGCTTCAAGAGACAATGGTTGTTTATTACCTCTCTGTAGCACATACTCAACAAGCATAGTGTCAAAGACAGAACCATCATACTTCAGACCACATTCCCATAGCCATAATAAATCATGTACAATGTTATGACCTATAAGTATTGTAGCTTGGTCTAATAATTCTTGAACACCATCAAAGTTATCTCTGAATAAATACTCCTCTCCTTTATCTGTAAGACAGCCAACCATAACCAATCTGTTATCAGATTCAAATGGGTCAAGATGCAGTTTACCATCTCTATGTGTAACTGTATTCTCTACATCAAGTGTCAGTTTCATTCAATCTCTCCTTATGCTTAGTGAGATATATAACAGCTTTCTTTAATCTTGTCAAGCTGTCTGAGAATCCACCTAACCCAACATTACAATGATGACATAACCACCCTCTAAATGAAAGTGAGTCATGGCAATGGTCTAGTACCCAATTCTGTAATCTAGGTTGACCATACTTACCTATTTCTTTTATATCCCTTTCACATATAGGACAACAATAATTCTCATCAGGATATGGGTTAGTCTTCCTTAGTTGTTTAACTAGATTGGATTGATTCCTCATGCAAGTTCTGCAAGTTCTCTTTATCTCTGTTTGCTTATTATCCTCGCCTGAACTAGCATACTTCATAGCATTGAATTGGTCTATTGGTTGCTCAATATCACACTTGATACAGACCAAACTATCCCCATGCTCAATCACAGGCTTTTCATACCCAAACAAATCTTTCTGCATTACTGATACCTAGCAGTTAAGTAATCCAATTCACAATGTTCAACACCATGCCATCCTGATAATTTATTCTTGACAATATTTAAATGTCTAGCAGGACTTTCTTCTTCTCCTTTGTCAGGATTTTTGACTGTATCTTTAGCTATAAGAATCATTAAATCAGCTTCTGCAGCCTTACCTGTTCTACTACCTTCCATCATAGCTTGATTCAAATAAACCTTGCCTTCAGCTTCAGCAGATAGTTGTGACATATAAAAGATAGCACATTGATGTTGTTTAGCTATCTGTCTAGCATGTATAGCATTAGCTTTAAGTGCTTCATCTGTTCTCGCAAAGCCACCTGTACGTGCAAATTTATCTCCCATGTCTAGTACAACTATGTCAGGCTTGTATGCTTTACATATGCTCTCTACCCATGCCATGTCACGATTAGATGCATCTTTAATATGTATATTCTTCTTGACAGGCTCATACAATTCTCTTGCTTTACTTGGGTCTTTCCTTATCTGATGCATTGTCATACCTGTAGCTGATGTTAAGTATCTAGCACCAACTCTGTGAGCAGATTCCTCGTTACAAAGTATGATACACTTAGCACCTTGATGAGCAAAGCCACTAGGACTAGCAATTAAACTAGCATGAAAAGATGTTTTACCTGTATTAGGTCTAGCACCTACTTCAATCAAATGTCCTGCATTGACACCCTCAACCTTTCTAGTTAGACAAGGTATATTGAATGTCCATCTAGCTTCTAAGTCATTCCTTTCTAGCAATGTCTCAATGCTTATATCATCCCATTCTACTTTTAGATTGGGAGTAAAATCATCAGCATATAACTCAAGAACATTTCTAAGAGGTTCAAGAGTGGATTTAGAACCATTAACATAGTCAAAGCCGAGATTAGCAATGTCTTCGCCAACAACTTGCTGAAACAGTTTAGATAATACTTCTTGTGCGACATCTGTTCCAAGTGGCAACTCCTTCTTTATTTGTTTGAACAAGCTAGAGTATGCTTGTTTCTGTGCAGTAGTCATTGATGGATTGTTAGACATGAACAATGCTTCAATCTCATCAGGTGTTACTGTTCTTTCATATCTGTCCATAGCTTTATCTATGGCACTCTTAATCTTTCTTACATCTTTACTGAATAGTCTATCAGGACATTTAGCACCTCTATGCTCTTGATAAAATTCTTTGTCCATTAAACTTCTTATTAGTGATAATTCCATGTTGGTTACTCCTTTGGGGTTAGTTTAGTTAAATTATCAAAGTCTTCTTTTCTCCTATATTTTAAGTCATCTACAACTCGTAGCACTTTTACATCATTCACATAACCTCTCAGTTCTTTTGCGAATGCGAGTGTCTTGGGTACTGCATCAGGGTCTAGTGCTATTATAGCAGTTGAGAATTGTGAAAGGTATCTCTTGTGTGATTCAGCTAATGATGTACCCAACACTGCTACCCCTGCATATACTCCACTGCCTACTGCAATAGCACTAACACAATCCTCAACAACTACTGCCACATTACCATGTCCATGAACGAAAGGCAAGTTATTTTTTCCATACCTTTTCCATTTAGGTAATCGTTTACCTAGTGACCTACCTGTTGCATCAACCATTTTATCATTGTGTATGACAGGAAACACTACTCTATCTTCCTTTACATCATAGAATACTTCAATGTTATTAATATCAATATTCCATTTGTTACACCATGCTAAAACATTTGGTCTGTTATTGTGTTGTACAACATAATCAGGTAAAGTGAAATCACTTATACCATCATCAATTACACTAGGGTCTATGGCATCTCTTATATCATCCACAGATAAGTGAATGCGTGCTGAACCTGATATAGTACAAGATACTTTATAACAATTCCATAGTAACTGACCCATATTATTGGTAGCACTAAAAGTTTTATATCCATTACAGTTAGGGCAGTTCAATCTTTTACTCTCTCCTACACTTAACTGTAAATCACTTACATAATTATATATATTCATTTATAATATACCACTTATATGTTATATAGTTCTTTGTTCGGCACGTTATCTGTGCTTATATCATACTTTTTTCGGCTTGTCAATAAAAAATTAATTGCTTCATTTAAATTATTTACACTATCTTTAAACAAACCTAATCCATGATTACATTTTGAACATAATAATCCTCTAACTTTCCCTGTTGTATGACAATGGTCAACATTTGCTACCACATCATCAAATGAGTTTTTGCAGATAGCACACTTATTATCTTGTTGTTTTTTAATTGCATGATAATCATCTAGTGTAATACCAAAACGATGCTTTAACTGTCTGTTCTTTTCAAGGTCAGGTCTTATTTTACGATATCGTCTAAGGTATTCATTTCTTTTGGTCTTATTTTTCTCTAACCATTGCAGATTCTTGTATTTAGTACAAACCTTACACGCTGAAGTACGCTTATCTAATGCCCTGTTTTCTACATAAAACTCTGATAACATCTTCTCTTGTTTACATTGGGTACATATTTTACTTTCAGGCATTAGAAATTCCTTTCATATTACTTTGTCTCATTGTCAATGCATTTTTTGCAGAATCAAAAGTATTTTTCATATAAGGTTTCACAGACTGTGGATTAGCATGACCTGTAACTGACATTATTTGACCCATGCTTACTCCTGCTTCCACCATTTCTGTTGTACCTGTCCGTCTTAAATCAGCTATTCTTAGCTCATCAGGCAGTCCACAGAGCTTCATTGCCCTTCTAGCTACTATTGATAGCCTAGTCAATGTATAGGGCTTGTAAAAGCCTCTCAGGGCTTTAGGATAAGGTGCTACATATTCTTGAAAACCATAGTCACTCTTCTGTTGTATAAGCATTTCAAGTAATCCATCACTAATAGGTAGGTGAACTGTTGCACCTCTCTTGGATTGTTCTAAGTGTAGTATACCTTTTTCATAATCTATGCTATCAAACTTTAATAATCTCATGTCTCCTATCCTTTGACACCATTCATATGCCATCTGAACAATTAATCCAAGACTCCTATATTGAAAATCTGCATAACAGAAATCTAATAATTGCATAATCTGTTCTTTTGTCCAAGTAACATTTCTAGGTTTGGTAACTTTACACTTAAATGTAGAGAATGGATTAGATTCTACATAACCCATTTCCATTCCAAATGAATATACTTTCCTAGATGTAGCACAAATATGGTTAGCCATATAAATGCCACGATTTAGCCACACTTCATATGATTGTCTAGCCATTGCACCTGTCAATTTATTGACTTTAGTTGTATAGATAAACTTATCATCTAACTTAGTGTTCAACATTACAGATAAACAATTTGAATAATCTACTTTAGTTTTATCCGTTAACATATTGAAATCACTAGATAAATAATACTTATCTACTAGATTTTTTACTTGCATTTTCATGCTCCTTATTTTTTTCTAACAAGGCAATTGATGCACATTCAATTCGTTTGTTATATTGTAATTGATAACCTGTTCCTGCACCTAATGATTGCTTATCTATTAAGTGTTTATGATAATGTTCCACGCTATCCCACTTATCCTTTAGTTCCTTACATAACTCATCATATTCTACGTCTTCAATGATTGGTTCATTCATAACATAATATAAATATGAGTGCATGAGATAGTAAGGAACTAACATATTAGGATTTGTTCTCCATATATCCATTAGTTATATAACAAAATTAGTTGATATAACATATACTAGATATACAAGTGACAAAGCAAATGTCGTATAAAATACTTGTACCATATCATTCTCCTTTCTTTCTTAATTTTTCTAACATATTAATTGTATTTCTAATAAGGTTAATATGTCTTTTTAACTGTTCAAAATACCAACCATCCTTTTTCTTTGATACTGCTTCTCTCTTTAGTTCTTCATGCTTATGATAATATAATTTAGCCAAGACTCTTAAAGCAGAACCTATTTCTTTATTATTTAACATCCACATAAACTCTCATATGAGATGACTCATTCAAGCCTTGACCCCAATAGGTAGCACCTGTACCCTTGAGTTCTTCCTTGATGTGTTGTCCACGTACTCGCATCTTATATGAATCTTTGTTAAGATACTTCTTCATACTGTCAACTAACTCTTGACCATCTGTGTCGTTAGGTATCTCGCTGA